GCTTTCTTATAGGGTTGCCGAAAATCCTTGTCCCGCATTATGGGTCATGCCCTCGGAGCAATTAGCAAGAAGTTTTAGCGAAACCCGCTGGCTCCCGATGGTGGACGATTGTCCCGCCCTAGCCAAAGAAAAACCAATCGACACAGACAAAATAAAGATTCTCGAACAGCACTTTCGCAGAATGTCTTTATGGTTTACTGGCAGCAACTCTCCGAGTTCCCTTAGTAGTCGCAGTATAGCACTTTTATGTCTTGATGAGGTTGATAAATTTTCCGATGGCTCATCCTCGAAAGAAGCCGGAGCCTTGCAGTTGGCAGAGGCAAGAGTTTCGACCTATCCCAACCATCTTATTATTTCAACCAGCACGCCGACAACCGCCGACTCAATCATCTGGGCAGAATGGCAAAAAGGGGATATGCGGTTTTATTTCGTTCCCTGCCCTCATTGTGGGCATAAACAAAAGCTAATTTGGGAGCAGGTTAAGTGGGATAAGGAAGCCAAGATAAACGATGCCGAATGGGACTTCGGGCGGGTCAAATCGAGTGCCTATTACGAATGCGTGGAATGCAAGGGGCAGATTCGGGACGGGCAAAAGACGGCGATGCTTCGGGCGGGGGAATGGATAGCGACCAATCCAAAAGCTGAACCGCAAAGACGCTCCTATCACCTTAATGGCCTTTACCCGCCGTGGACAACCTTCGGCTCGCTGGCGGTCAAATGGCTCCAAGACAAGCAAGGCATTTTGGGCTTACAGGATTTTGTGAATCGGGTCTTGGCAGAGCCTTGGTTGGAACACGAAACCGAGCGCATAGATTTGAAGCCGGGAAGCTACAAAATGGGCGAGGTTAAGATGGGCGAGTTCCCCGTGATGAGTTGCGACATCCAAGAAGCAGGGGGCTTCCACGCTTGGGCAATCGTTAGGGCTTGGGATACCGATGGGAAATCCCGCCTAGTCTTTGCAGGCCGACTAGAAACTTGGGGGGACATTAAAGCAAAAGCCGATGAGTTGGGGGTAAAGGCGGCGGCGGTCTTTTGCGATTCGGGCGATCAGACGAGGGAGGTCTATCTAAACTGCTGTAAGAACGGCTGGATTGCCTTGGTCGGCTCAGACAAATCAAGCTTCTCGGAAATCGTGGGCAACGCCAAGGTTCAACGCCCATATGCCAGAATTGCCAATGGCGATCCTTTTAGCGGGAAGCAAACCCTTTCAAAAGAAGGATGGAAGTGGAAACTTTGCCCGGTCTTCCGATGGTCAAACCCCGCCATCAAAGACATCCTGGCCAACTTCCTTAAAACAGAAGGATGGGTGGCCGAAGATACCCCTTTGGTCTATTTCGAGCATATCAACGCCGAGGCCAAGGTTAAGGTTAAAAACCCAATGACAGGGCGGGAACGCTATGTTTGGAAACAAGTGGGGAAAAACAATCACTTACTAGATGCGGAATGCATGAATATCGTTGGCGCGGCTTTGCATGGAAAACTCAAGGTAACAGCTTCTGATTTGGAGCAAGAGGAAATCGTTGAGTAGTTTTGACATAGGAGGGGATTTTTATGGCGCAGGGTTCATTTGTTGGGCTACCCCTCGCCACCCTAACTGGTCTTCGTGATAAGTATGTTTCTTGTCTGGAAGCAATAGCGGTGGCGGGAATCAGCTATTCAATCGGGGGAAGGTCTTTTTCCCGCGCCAATCTAACGGAAGTTCGCAATACTTTAGAAGAACTTAACTACGCCATTCGTCTTGCCGATGGGACGAAAGTTATCAATACCTACGCAAAGTTTGGCCCGTGAAACAAAAAGCTGAATTGAACTTAATTGATAAGGCGGTTGCCTTCATCAATCCACAAGGGGCGGTCAATCGCCTCATCGCCCGTCAAAAGCTAAAGAACTTTGATTACGATGCGACCAAATACAATCGGGAACGCAAAGGCCCGCCCAGCCTTTCGGGTGCGGAAGATTATCGCTCAAACTATGACCGGGTAGAACTGATGAAAAGGTCGAGGGACTTGGCCGAAAATGTTGGCCTAGTTCGCTCCCTTCTGATGAAGTTTGCAAGCCATGTCGCCTCCAACATCACCTACCAAGCAAGGACGCAAAACCCCCAAGCCAATTCAGAAATAGAGGCGTACTGGTCAAGCTGGTTTGATTCTTGCGATCTTACGGGAAGGCATTCTGGCTCGACCCTTATGCAAGTGGCAATTATGTCGATGTTGCGGGACGGCGATTTTCTCTTTGCGATGGTGAGGGCTGGCGATGAACTAAAACTTCAAGGCATTGAAGCAGACCGCCTGGGCGATCCATTCAAAGTTTATACAAGCCTAGAGCTCATCGGCGGAATCCATATTGACCGCAACACAGGCGCACCTTCCGCTTACGATATTTACAATCGAAGCATCGGTGATTTTTACACCTACCAAGCAACCATCCCCGCCGCCCAAGCCTTCCACTTGTTCGACCCGCTCCGGATTGACCAATACCGGGGAATCACGGCTTTCCATACCGCCATTAACGACCAGCAAGATATTCGGGAAATTGAGAACTCCGAAAAGATGGCGGCTAAATATGCTTCAATGCAAGCCGCAGTCATCCGAAGGAATAACAATAACCCCGCCGACCTTTCCACGCTAACCACGGACGATAATTTTAACGGACAGCAAATCAAACTAGAAAGCGTTGAGGCGGGCAAAGTTTCCTATTTGGAACCGGGGGAGGACATTGTTTTCCCAGACGGCCCAAGCCGACCAAGCGGAGCGTTTGCGGAGTTTCACAAGATTCTTCTTAGGAATATCTGCATGGGGCTAGGCATCCCTTATTCTTTTGCCGTTGATCCTTCCGCGATGTCCGGCCCGACTGCTCGCCTTGAAATGCAACAGGCAGGGCGCACCTTCCGCCGCTATCAAAAATTATTGGATGATAAAGTTCTAAAGCCCTTGAAAAATGTGGTTATTGCCGATGGAATTGCAAGGGGATTGATTCAGAATCGGGTTGGGGGGCAAAGCACAAAAGGCATCTTTAATTTTGGGGCGAATGTCTCGATTGATTTGGGACGGGAATCGCAATCTGCGATAGCAGAATTTAAGACAGGGTTGCGGACAGCGGCAGATATTTATGCAGAGCGCGGGTTGGATTTTGAAAGTAGTTTAAGACAGAGGGCGCAAGAAGCTAGGTTTATCAAAGAACTTTCCAACGAATACGATATTCCCGCCGTGGCAATCTCCGACATTGTGGAAAGCCTTGTCTATGCCCAGCAAGCCGCACAAAGGGCGGGACAAGCCCAAGAGGGCGGAACAGGCGAAGGCACACAAGCCGTTGCAGATATTTCCCTTAACGGAGCGCAAGTTTCCTCACTTATCAATATCATCAACGCCGTGGCCGCTGGCGCGCTTACCAAGGATGGGGCGGTTTCAGTTATCACGGCGGCATTCCCGATCATCACGCCCGAACAGGCAAGGGCGATTATGGGCGGGGTTAAAGAAGGCAATATCATTCCCACGACCAAGGAAGAGCGGACTGCCACCATTAAGGACGAAGTCCCACAAGAAGTTAAGGCCGAGGCCGTAGAGGATAAAAAAAAAGAACTCTTTGAAAAGTTAAGCAAAGAGGATTGGCGAATGCTCATCGCCGGAATGATGGGCGGGATCGAGTTGGGCAAATATGACGGGATAGACTTCACTCCCCCAGAAGGCGCAAGGGAAGCGGCGAAACGAGCCTTGGATGTAAGGGAAACAAAACCAGCAAGTCAAAAGGGAATGACCCCGGTAGGCATCGCTAGGGCAAGAGATTTGATGAATGGCGTGAAACTTTCCCCTGATACCGTCCGCAGAATGAAAGCCTTCTTCGATAGGCACGAAGTCGATAAGAAGGGAAGCACTTGGGATGAGCAAGGCAAAGGCTGGCAAGCGTGGAATGGATGGGGCGGGGATGCTGGTTATGCGTGGGCAAGGAAAGTTGTTGGGCAGATGGAAGGCAGGGACAAGGAACTTTCAGCCATTGAATTTGTTGCGGTAAGGGATTGTGGGCAAGATGACGAAGGAACCTTCGGCCCCGATAACAAATGTGCGGTTGGGTATGGTCGCCCGCCATTTAAGGGAGGATACACTCCCAAGCGACCCGGAGGGCAATTCCCCAAAGATTACAAAAGGCCAACACCTCAAGACGCAAAGAGCAAAAAACCCTCTGCGCCAAAACCTCCGCCCCCACCGCCAAAGCCCCCAACGCCAGCACCGCAAAAAGAAAGGGCAAAGGCCATAACGGACATCCAAGATAAATTTAGAAAAGATGGCGTATTGGCGGTCTTGCCGGATAACGAGGAAAGGGCAAAAGAAATAGAGACATCCTATAACAACCTAAAGGCCAAAGGCTATTCCATTCCCCCACCAGAGCAAATCTTAACCGCAAACCTAGAAAGCCTTTATGGTGATAAAAGTTTTGCTGGGGCTTATGCTTGCGCCGATACCGCGACAAATGGCGATGCTAGAATGATTTTTAATTCTACCTATGATTCAGAAGGCGGACAAATTAAAGAAAAACTAGCCAAGAATGTTGAAGAAAAATGGCTTGCCTCTAATGATATTTTTGCCCACGAATACGCCCATAATTCCCATATGAGGACATTGGGAGAGGCCGATTCTCGAAAATATGCAGTCGAGAAATTTGGAACAGGGGCGGTTGCAGACAATCAAAAAAGGATTGCTGGCAAGGTTAGCGAATATGCTAAAAGCGATCCGCTCGAATTTGTCTCTGAAACTTTTGCTGGTCATGTTAATGGCAAGAAGTATGACAAAGAAGTTTACGATCTCTATAAATTCTATAAAGGCCCAGAATTAAAATGATCTACGATAAGGAAAATTTTACTGAAGAAAAGCATCAAAGGGCTATGGAGATTTATATTAAAAAGCTATTTGGGGGAGGAAAAGAACTAGCCCGCCCCGGCCCCAAGTCAGCGGCACAGACCCCTGCTCCTCCAAAGGAACGAATCAAAGGCTCCAAGGAGAACCCCGAAGGCACAGCGTCCACTAGAAGCAAAGCTGGCGATATTGAAATTTCAGCCGAGAACGAGGAAGCACTTAAGAACAAGATTGCCGAGTTCAAAAAGGATCATCCTAAAAAGAACGCTCCTAGCCTTGGGACGCTAAAGAAAGTATTTAGAAGGGGCGCAGGGGCATTCTCAACTAGCTTCAGGCCAACCATCACAGGCGGGAAGCCTAACAGCCGGAATGCTTGGGCGATGGCTAGAGTAAACAAGTTCTTAAAGATGGCTGGCGGGGGAGAGGTCAAGGAAAGCTACCGCAAGGCCGATGGCGACCTTCTTTGACACATAGGAAAAATTTATGCCCCTACCCACCCCCAGAGGAGACGAATCGGAACAAGACTTTGTGAGTCGCTTTATGGGCAACGAGCAGGCCGTCAGCGATTTTCCCGATGAGACACAGAGGGCGGCGGTTGCCTATCGCACTTATCGAGATGAGGATGAGGAAATGGAAGAGTTGGAGTTGCCGGGGGTATCCATCCTAGAAGTTGGAGAAGCAAAAGGCCACGATCTTTATGTGGATCGCACTAGCCTAGAAAAAGCCCTTGAGGTGATGAAGAAGGCCAAG